ATTAGCGCATTGGAAGTTTGTGGAAGAATATAAAATGATTAAAAGACGTGAGGAAAACAATCATAAAGGTAAATTCATGTCGCGTATTTTAAATCTTGAAGAAAACAAAATGCTTCAAACGGCGTGTGATGCAATTCATTCAAGATATCCAGTTATGTCTCTCGTTTTTGATGGGTTGATGGTTTATAAATATAAAGATGGTGAACATATTAATGAGGATGATGTTGTTTCGGCACTCATTGAATCAACCAAAAAATGGAAAATGGACTGGAAGGTCAAAGATCCTGATTATTCACTTCAAGAATATGTCGAAACTGAAATATCGCTGGATGCTGGTGCTCTGATGTATGCTGCAACTGAAGCACAATTGGTCAAAAAGATTTTTCATGAGTTCTATAATTATAAATTATATAAATCACACGGCGAACCATACATGCTTATAAATCGCCAATGGGTTCGCGATAAAACACTTATCACTGATTCTATTTATCGTCAGGTTATTGATACTCGTGGATATGTCAATTATAAAACACAAAGCGGAGATATTGAAAATAAATTAATTACTCAAACCCTGTCACATGCAAAAGGTATCGCTGATGCTGTTTATAAAATGATTCCTGAAAATTCAAAATTGTTTGATGAATTGGAAAAAAGATGTTTTGGAAAAATTAGTTTTTCCAATGGTTTTTGGGATTTTGATCAAAATGCATTTATTTTATATGATGAGGGCGATGGTTATGATACAATCAATATGATTGATAGAGAATTTAAATATATCGAAAAGGATGATCCGCTTCGCCAACAAGTATTTGATAAAATAATTAATAAAATGTTTTGTATCGATGATGAAACTTCGCAAGATTTTGCGGTCATGGAAAATTTCTTGCATTGGTTATCACGCGCCATGGCAGGGATTACCACTGATAAAATCTGGTTTATGTTACAAGGTCAACGCGATAGTGCCAAAGGTGTATTTGATGGTTTATTACGTAATGCTTTCCAAACATATATTGGAAATTTCAGCACAAAATCATTTAAATTAGATACAAAAAGTAGTCAAGATAATGATTTGAAACAAAAATTTATGTTAAAAAATAGATATGCTCGCATTGCTCCTTCGCAAGAAACAGATGATGCTTGGATGGATGGTGAACTTGTTAAAAAAGCGTCGTCAGGTGGTGATACGATTGAAGCGCGTAATTTATATGAAAATACTGTTTCATTTGTTAATTCTTGCAAATATATGTTTGTTGGTAATGAAAGCGCGCGTATAAAACCTGCTGATGCCTTGCAAACGCAATGGTATTATAAAATGCGATGTAAGTTTGTGGATGACCCTCAAAATGTTCATGATCCTGATGTAACTATTCGATATTACAAAAAAGATGACTCTGTAAAAAGGGATTTTATCAATGATGACAATGTTTTGAATGCATTTTGTTCAATCCTATTTGATTACTATGAGAGAAAAGATACATATTACCCAAAGGAATCAAAATGTGAAGATGATGTAAATATTGATGTGAAAAGTGAAACGAGATTATTATTTGATATTACGAAAGATGAAAATGACATAATGACAAATATTGAATTGAAGGCGGTCCATAAAAACAATACAGACGTTTATGACAATTTTGCGCATATGAAACGTATATTGAAAGGTATGGGTGCAAAAGATTGCCGCACCTCCACTTCTCGCGGCATGTGTGGTCTCAAGAAAGTGGAGTTTGTGGGTGAATCCGAGGAATGACAAAAAGGTGACAAAATGACAGATTGACAAAGAAAAATGGGTTTTCAGAGTTCTCTATAGGATATATATATATGTTTATGAGAATATATATATATATATATATATATATACTATTTTTTATAATATTTTTGTCATTTTGTCATCAATATATATATATATAGTATATACACACCATAAACAGTGTGTGGGGAGGAAATAATATACTCAAAAACACTTAAAGGGGAAATGACAAAATGACAAAATGGTGACAAAATGACAAAAGGGTGACAAAATGAATATTTAGCGAAATAGACATAAAAATCTTAGATTATTATCTCTATTTATATATATAATGCCGAGATATACATTTAGATGCGTAGTCGTAACGAAGCGTAAGCATATGATCGAGAACGGATGGTCAGAAACAGAGCATTTTCATGTACATCATGATACATTAATGCAGGTATTTAAAAAATTAGTAGAATAACCCCCTTTTGTCATACTTTTTTCAAAAGTATTTATTACGAAATGCCACAAACCAAAGACTACCAACGAAACTATTATTGGCGATATCGTGAGCGTATGAATGCGAAAAGTTTGCAATGTTATTACGAAAGAAAGGAACGTAATAACAGAGACCCTAAAAAAGAATTTAAAAATATAGTCAACCTATTTAAGCATTCCAAAGAATCCGGCGACTGTGATAATTCGGAGACGCAGGGTTGTCCTTGGTGAGTTTCCCCTGACCGTCCTTTAGTCCCGCCGTCCGTGTCAGGTAATTCTTACGGCGTTTCTGATCCTTGTGATCTAACGATGCCCAAATCCCAGTTTTATCCTTAAAGTGTTCGTAACGTGTGTCGCCAAAGTCCACAGTAACTCCATTGACGACCGTGCGCAATTTCTTATTTTTTCGCGGACTCTTGACATAATTATATTTACCTATTTGCATATATAATTATATCATACTAATTTTTTGCGGATTTGTTAATTGTGTAATTTGCACTTGCAACTCATTGATAGCATTATATAACCCCTCAATATGTTCGATATTTATATTCTCAATCGTTTTATTAAAGCACTGACTTCGACAACAGTTGAGAGACTTTAAAAAATTCTTTATAGAAATCCAAATACGTCTTTTTCCTGCCATTTATATAGGCACAGAAATTATCCGACCGCTACGTGCGTCGAGAACCTTGCGATATTGTTGTGGTTTTTGTGGAGGCGCACTGTGCTGTACCACAGGAGCAGGAGCAGGAGCAGGAGCAGGAGCAGGAGCAGGCGTTTTCGGTCTTTCTGCCACCTTTTTTGCTTCTCTCTTTTGTTTTTTCATTTCTTTTAGTTCTCTCATTTCCATTTTTAACTCTCTTAATTCTTTCGCTAAAATACCTGCTCCGGTTTCTTCGAATTTAACTTGGCGAGACTTCGGCGCAGGTTTTGGCGCAGATTCAGCGGAAGCAGATTTAGGCGCTGCCTTTGGCGCAGATTTATTCGCCTTTTTTGCCTCGCGATTTTTGCGCGCAGTTTCGCGCCCACGTGCAAGTTGCTCCAATAATTGTGCCTTTCGCTCATCGCTTATTTCCTTCTTTTTTTTAGTTTTGGGTTTTTCCTCAACTGGCGCTTCAGCAATGGTCTCCTGGGGTTGTTCTTGAGGGTCAATATCGAAAATTACGTTCTCATTGTCCGACATTTATATATACTAAAGAGAGAAAAAAATTATTGTTTAGGCGAACGTATAAGAACAACAAGCGCTGCTTGTCCAAACAATTCCATAGTTGAATAATCTTTTTCGACTATTCTAAATTTGAAATTGCGCATGATCCGCGAATCCTTATTTGAGAGAGAAATAAAATTAGGGAAATCAGCATTATAAATCACCTTGCCATCATTTGACGTATCAACGCCAACAATATCTAATATATTTTTACGCTGTCCAGCGAACGTATCATATGAATTCAAATCCAAATTTTCCGCTAACACGATTAATTCATCAACTGCAATACGTGGACCAAATGCTACTTGAGCAGGCGCTGCAAAATTGAGATTGATGACAAAACCAGAACGCGGATGCGCTGTAAAATTATAACCCAAGAAATTGGCAAGCGTAATATTTTCGAATTCCAATTTATTTTTAGTAGGTTCATAAATAGGCACATCAGTCCATCCACTGGATAATTTCCAACCTTTAGGCGGTGTATATTTCGAAGGAAAAGGTCTGTCTGCATCAGCAGCAATTGGTTCTTCTAAAGTAAGAGCAGGGGTCTTTAATTCACGAGAGAAATGTGAAATTGAGCATTGTAATTGTCCAAGAGCAATATTAGTTTCATCTGTAAAGAAAACAACAAATGGATACAAATTAACATTATCACTTGTAAGAGTTGCAATCAATTGCCCTGTAGCATCGGGACTACCATCAGCATCTTGATAAACAGCATATATGTTTCGTCCTTCTCTCAAAAGACGCAGACGTCGATTTCCATTTTCGCCTTCAGTTGGAAACCCAACAACAGTTTCGATACTTGTGACAACATCGCTTGCTGTTTTAACTATTTCAAAACCTGTTCCTGTTGTGGCAATACCCATACCGACATCAATATAAACCTCGTAATTATCTGCAATTTCTTCAGGGGTTACAGTTGAGAGATCAATAGAAGAAAAACACATATAAAAACTATTTGCATCTGCTGACAATGTGCCATCATGATCAACCTTCCAAAGCATAGCATCCATATATCCAACACCATGAGGTATTCTCTCATCGATTTTCATAACACGTGGTTTGTTATCTGTGATAACTTGGTCAACATACCAAACATCACTTGTGACTGGATCACCACCTGTGCCAGTTTCTTCACTATTTACGACATCAGATTGCGCACCTTCTTCCCATAAATCTATTTGTGGACCGATGTTCGCCTTACCCATTTCAATTTGCACTTTTAGTTCGTCATTTACTCTTGCCTGAAATTCCATACCCAACAAAAAAGGGTCACGCAATGCTGCCGATGGATCTTCAAACAAAATATTTGCATTAAGCACGCCCTGAATATTATCAAGTAAATCCTGAAAATTATTTGTATCATATTCAGCAGTTCGTAATTCTCCACTTATAACTTTCGGATTAGGAACTCCTACTGCTTCTTCAAAGGTATAAGTAATTGTATTCTGACCAGTTCGAATACTTATCATGTCTAATTCTTTCTCTACATAAAGTGATTTGAGAGCAATCTCGCTACCGGGCGCAATATTTAAATCTGCATTTATTGTGCCATCAAACCGCGATTCTGGATCTTCAGTTGTTATCCGTATAAGATTTGTGTCCATTTAATTATTATTTAGATTTAATTTTGAAAAGTTGTTTAATTGTTTTTTTAGGGGATTTTCTATCAGGTTTACCAAACTGCTTATTAAACTGCTTATCTAATCCGCTTTTGTCTAAATATTGACCGCGCATACATTGACAAAATTGTTCTTTGTCCTTCATATATTTATTTTCAATATTATTTTTCTCTCTTTTGTATATATAATGAGTAGTTCAAATCCGTTCAATTTTCCAAGAGCACACGTTAGGGCACAGAGTGACAAGATTATTCAGGCGCAAACTTTACATGAATCTAAAACAGTTGCTTCATGTGTGGACACTACTAACAAACTTATGAAAGTCGATATTGTTGCAAGCAGTGGAGCAGGGGGTTTGGCAACTGCGGCAAATCAAACAACAGTCATTAATGCTACATTGAGAGATATTAATAACACCGGCGCAATTGGTGATGGATCATCTCAAGCATCTGCCATGTGTCTCGGTTATGATCGAAGTAACGGTCAGGGTCGCTCTTTACTTGTTGATGCTAACGGCACATTAGAAACAAATGTAAATATGAATGCAGGTCATGGTTTGGCAACAGAGGCAAAACAAGATGATATTATAAATGCTACAAATAGAGCAATTAATAATACAGGCAGCATTGGTGATGGCAGCACAAATGCCACTGCTATTGCGTTAGGTTATGACAGGACCAATGGCAAGGGTCGTGCAGTTTTAGTTGATGACGGAGGGCGACTTGATGTTAATTGTCTCGGTAACACCGTCGGCGATGGATCAGGAGACGTCAAAAGTCTTCATTTAGATGGAGATGGAAACGTGCAAACAAATGTGGTCAACACTGTAAACATAGAACCTGCAAACAGTGTCAATTCGGGGATCACGAACGATCCTGCTAATAGTGTCGCCTGCGGAATGCGAGGTAGAACTAATATTACTGACAGTTCTACGGAGACTTTTATTCTCACAGATGCACAGGGACACTTGCAATGCGACGTTTTAAGTAGCGTTGGTGGAGATACACGAATTAAAGGAAATGATGGTAATGACGGTTCAGGAACGGACCGAGTGATAAAAACTGATGCAAACGGCGCATTGATTGTTGATGCAAGTAAAGAAGGTCTTGTCAGTGCAAACGGAACAACAACAGCGCTCCACACGATGATGCTTGCGACTAATGACGGTACTAACTTGCGAACAGTTGCCTGTGATGGTAACGGTGTTCTGACTGTTGATAATTCAGGAGTTACGCAACCAGTAAGCGGAACAGTAACCGCAAATGCAGGAACAGGAACATTCGCAGTTTCTGCCGCATCATTGCCCTTGCCGAGTGGTGCTGCCACAGAAGCAACGCTTTCAAATGCGGAAGGACATTTAGGCACGATTGATACAAGCACCGCAGGTATTCTTGCTTCGCATTATCAAGAAGGAGATGCTATTGGGGCAAGTGATACTGGTGTTCTTATTATGGGTCGCAACGGAACGAATACCGCAAAACCAATACATATTACAAATAACGGCGATGTTGAAGTTGAAATCGCTGATTTTGTTAAGGGACAAGCAACAAAAGCAAATAGTTTTCCAGTTGTTCTCGCAAGCGACCAAGACACATTAGCAGTCGAGCAATCATATTCTTATGGCAGTGAATATACAATTATTAACGCACAAACTATTGCTGATAGTGCCAGTTTTACAAGTGCCGCATTCGAAATCCAAAGTGTTAAAAATATTCAAGCAATAATTAGTTTGAGTGTTTCAGCAGGAGGTTCTACGAATTATGAAATTGATTTTCAAGGTTCTCTCAATGGTAGTGACTTCTTTTCATTCCCTGACAGCACGATTTTCGGTACTACTGACGTTATTGTCAGCACAGAAAAATCAGGTATTGTTCCAGTAAGATACATGAAAGTAAAAATTACAAATAAAAACGGTTCAGGATCACACACGTTCACAGTTAAGGGTTCTGTGCTAGGTGCTACACTAGCATCTCCATAAACGCTTGCCAGCGAATAAATAATCTATAAATAATATACAATGGTTTTTGAATCAATTCCTATTGTATATTATTTCTTATTTACGGGTGCATTTAGTTTTTGCCTTGGTTGGCATTGTCGTCGTTGCTGTTCTTGCCTCGTTTGTTAAGACCTGAATGATTGATTGCCTTAAACTCTTTCGTTTGATAGAGAGAAGGAATGCAATAATTGACGACCATAAAATCGTGTTTCTCCTTTGTATTATCGCGAAACATATCGTAGAATTCTTTTTTATTTTTCAGGAAGTTCACATCACCCTCAAGCAAATCTAATTGCTTATTCGACATCTGCCCTGCGATGATGCCTGTTGCATTTTCACGTGCCACTGTTGAAATTTGTGAATACTTCTGCGCTGTGACAATTGTAGATATTAAATATTTTCTGCCATTGCAAAAGACTCGATGTAGTTGATCATCCTTTTTAACTGCGGATTGCATTCTGCCAGTAAAAGACAAATCGTCCAATAAAATAAGTGACTGCTGTGGTCGTTTCTTTTCCTCAACTGCTTCATTGTAGCGATCCACAAGAGTATCATAAACTGCCTCCAGTGCGGTTTCATCATAACTATCAAAGAGATTTGATTCTGGTATTTCTAATTCATTAATAAGTGTTTTTAGTTTTTGGTCACCGTCGAGAGAACCACTAAAAATAAAAATATTTTCTGGTTCAAAATCCTTACGATACATATCATTTCGCAAAAGCAAATTTCCAATAAGACTGGTTTTACCCATACCAGATTTGCCCACCAACAGCAGACGAAATGGCAAGTCAAATAATGGCGCTTTTTTTTTCGTAAATCTGTCAGTCTTATCCTTCATCCGATAAATCTTCGGCATTAGTATATATTAGTTTTAGATATCTTTTTCTCATATAAATTCATAATATGTCAAGAGAAAGTGCATTTTCATCAATGGATAGCAGTGACATGAATACCGCCTTAAATGATTATTTCGGCGGACTTGCAAGACCACAAAACCCAGTTGACTTGATGAAGGAAAACGATGAGAGAAATGAATATAATGAAAAATTATTGGAGTTGACTGGAGCAGTAGGTGGTCCACTTATCGATCAGGGTTTGCATGGCGCTACACATCAACTATTAAAGGGTGTGAAATATGCAATTGGTCGAACCGGTAAAAGCGTTTTAGGTCAATTAGGAATCACTCCAGAAAAGTTTGATGAATACGCAAAGAAATACGGATTGAGTGATCAGACGCTTAAGGATTTAAGTGAAGGCAAAATCAATTTGACTAAAATGGCAAAGGGTGGTCTCGATCAAGCATTTGAAAAATTAGGAAAAGCAAAAAATATACCCTCTGATTTAGTTCGACCAGGCGGTGCAATTTTAGCAGCAGGAAATAAAGTAAAAGATGACGCGCTGTCCAGCGTGCATAAGGTTGCTGGTGCTGCTAGTGATTTGCAAGATTTATCATCACAACCACTTAAAAAGAAATTATCTAAAGCAGAACGTAAAGCACGTAGATTGCAAAAAACTCAACGCGATGCAGTTGGCGAAGCACGCGGTAAATTAAAAGGAAATCTCAAGGATCGTTTTGGCGATGACGGTATAGACTTGGCAGCACGTTCACGAAAAGCAAATACAAACGCTGGTAAATTACTCGATGCAACTGTTAGAACAAATGCTGCTCGTTCTAAATTGCCATTACAAATTACAGAACAAGACGCATTCAGCACAGGTATCGATTTACCAAGTGATATTAAAAATAAAAAGGACTTAAGCGGAAAAACACGCAATGACGATTTAGGCAGTGTGGAACTTCCAGAAGATTGGACACCAGGCAAAGCACCCAATCGCAGTGTTGCAAGTAGAAAACAATTATTACGTGAACAAAGACAAAGAGCAAAACGAGGCGAAGCGCCTGATGTAGATTTAGATAGACTGCGACAAAATGCGCTCAAAAGAGGTGACAGATTACGAGGAAAAACTCAACCTCTCTCTGATTCTGTTTTTGATGATCCTCTTGAAAAGGCAAAAAAGAGAGATCCAGGATTTAAATTAGGAACAAGCAATCCATTTGATATTCGTGTTTATGATAGTCCTGAAGCAACGGCGGCACGCGATTCCCTAAATGCTCAATTTGCAAAAAGTGAAGAAGATGCGAGAAGAACATTGGCAATTGCGAAAAATGAAAGTGAACGTCCAGCATTGGCAGGACTTCCTGATCTGCCAGACCTAACAACCGTCATCGCACCAAAAGAACCGGAACAGTTATCGGATAGGATAAAAGCACAACTTCCAGAATTACCTGGTCTCGGTGGTAAATCAAAAATACCTGTTGGACCAATTGAACAAGGTCAAGAAGGTTTCGCAAAACAACAAGTTAAATTGTTAAGTGCAAAATTGACACCTCCAGCGCCAACAGAAACAAATGTAGCGCCTACTGTAACTGTAGCATCACAAAAAGCACCAAGTGCAGATTTAGAAGATAATGGCGTGCGAGTCGGTGGTGTTCTTGGCGGTGTGGCAGGAGCAGCACCAGGTGTTATTTTGTCAGCAGCAGATCCTCAAGCAACACCAAAACAACGAGGAGTCGCAGCAGGTGAAGCAGCAGGTCAAGAAGCAACAAGCGCAGCAATAGTAGCAGCAACCGGTTTGGAAGATGCTGGAATTTTACCAGGCGCTATTACAGCAGCAGCACAAGGCGGCGGTAGTATTGCACAGCGAATGGAAAGAGGCGGAACAGCAGGAGCAGAACAAGAAGCACCAAGAGTTACTGGCGCTTTAGTGAAAAAGGCAACATCATTGAGCACTGCCGCAGAAACTGATGGTGGTGATGTCGGAAGCACTGCTGTTAATACTTCAACAAAAAGCGCAGAACAGGCAGCAGCAAAAGCGGCAGCAAAGGCATCAGGTGAAGATGTTGAAGATAGTCTCGGCGAGGATCTGGGTAAAAAGGCGGGGGCGGCATTAGCAACATCAGCAGAAACCGAAGCAGAACTCGGTGGTCCAGAAGATCCTATTGCAGATATAGTTTCGTTAGGTTTAGGTCTCGGAACGTTGTTCGGTGGACTCGGAGGTGTTGAACATCAGAAATTGCCGACATATAGGCAACCTGTGAATCCTTCCGTTGTTTATGGAATTTAATTTTTTATTTAATATTTTTTTAGAAACTTAATTTATAGAATGTCAGGAGCAGAATATGTTAAGTTCGTTAGTGTTCAAGGCGGTCCATTCAATTCCGCTGAAAATATAATTGATTTTGTTATCCCTGCTGATGCATACAATTTGCGTGATAGTTTTATTCAGTTATACGCAACTGTAGAGGGGACAGATACCAATGCTCTCGTTGGACCTCCAGGAGGTATTTATGCTTCCCAGATTGTTCCATCCTCTGCCGATGCTTCAGGAAAGTTCCACTTTTTAAATAGTCTTTTTGTTAAGAATTGCAGCGTCAGCATTGCCTCACGTGGACAAATCGAAAACATCCGCCGTGTTGATCAGTTGCGTCAGGCACTCGACACTGTTGCTGTTTCGTCGCGCGAAAATAAGGGCGACGCATACTTAAGCGCTAACTCCATGGCGGATGCTATAGGCGATAAGAAACTTTCTATTTTTCAAGAATTTAATAAAGCAGGGACTGTTATCTCTCGAAATGTAGAAGCACCAATCATGATTCGTCTTGGTGATCTTATGGACTTCTTTAATGCTGAAGTATATGACGGAAGCAAACTCGGAGAAATTCGAGTGCGTCTCGAGATGAACTTGGAAAATAAATTCCGAGGAGAAAGTTCTTATGGCGCTACTTATGCTGCCGGTAATGGTTTAAATAAATTTGAAACCGTGGAAGCAACTGCTGCAAACCAGGTTGTCGGTCAAATCACAACTATGGGAGCAGGTTCGCCAGCACGTCAAGACACAGAAACCTATGAGGGTATTCGTAATATTGGCGATTCGCCATATTATGTGGGTCAGCGTATTACCGTCACATCGACAAACTCCACACAGGGCGGAAATGATATCACTGATAAAGAATGCCAAATCACTGGTCTTTCTTTTGATGCGTCTACTGGTAAGCAGACCCTCACTGTTTTGCCAGCGCTCACCACTCTTGCCAATATCGGTGATAAGTTTGAGAACGTAACCGTAAGCGGAGTCGTACAACCTGCTGCGGTCAATGTTGCTTATACTCGTGCCGAAGTTGTCATGCATCGATACACATCAATGCCTGATGTTGATGGCGGTGTCATTGCTTACTCGACCTATTCGACAGAGCAGGATGTAGGACCAACTGGCGTTGCTGACTTCCAGCGCCAATACGTTGTTGAACCTGATGCGGATGCAGCACTTATTCTTATGCCTTTGCCAGCAAATGATTTCTTATCACGTAATACCAATTTCCAATCTTACCGATTGCGACTCAATCAAGTCGATATGACAGACCGCGATGTGGTTAAGAACTCGCCATTGTATTTTGATCGCACATCATCGCTTCTTGATGGTATGGGAATGCGTCTCAAGAATCTTGAATTCAATCCTGGTCAGGCAGATGCAACAAATACGGTTTATTCCGCCGCTTTCGATGGTGATACCGATTGCGAATTCTTTGGTACACCAATGCCATTTACCAACAGCAACAAACTCTTGCAGGTTAACATTGACGCCACAGGCGGTGATGTCCCTCGACTTACCATATTTAAACACAAACCACGCCAGATTAAATATTAAATAAATATATATGGTTTTGACGAACAAACAAAAATACAATAAGAAGTATGGATTTAAATTAAACGAACCACATTCTCTCGATGACATTGCCAAGACAACTAAAATAAAAAAGTCTATATTGCAATCTGTATTTTCAAGGGGAACTGGTGCGTGGAAAAATAATTTAGCAAGTGTGCGATTGAAATCAGGAAAGAAGGATGCATCTGCGCCGAGATCTGCCAAGATGAGCAAAGAGCGTTGGAGTATGGCACGTGTATATTCTTTTTTGGTCGGTGGTCGTACGCAAAAAACAGCAGATAAAGATTTAGCAATTAAAGCAGGATTGATAAAAGAATAATTTGCATAAATATTATAAAATATTTATGTAAAGATGCCATATCATTCAAAACCAAAAATGGAAAGCGTGGAACTGGACGGAGAAAAAGTGGAATTCAAAGAAGGTGCTATGCGAAAGCAAATGAAAATGAAAGCATCAGATAAACTTACCAAAAGTAAATTAGAGAGAATAGCGAAAATGGAAACAGGAAAGAAATTCAAGATGTTTGATAAAGAACACATAGCAACTCCACTTTTAAAACGCAGAGCGAATTTTGCATTAACATTAATGAAAAAGAAATCAAAATAAATACTGATATGATTTGTCGATGCCAATATAAACGCGACCTAATCGAGTTGCAATATCTCCATTATTTTTTGAGCAACAGGTTAAATCTAAAATATTGTCACCTTCATTCGAATATGTTAACATGATATAGTTTGTTATTGGGTCAGGAATAGATTTCGGTGTATCAGTTTGAGAGATATGTTTAAATGCTCCTAAAAATGTTGTTGGGTATTTTCCTCTATGTTTAGTTGTATATGCTTTCTGGTGCTGATAATATTCGCTTCCCTTGGGTTTCTCTCTTTTGGAAATGGTTAACTCAGTCCCCTTCATCTGAGGATTGTAAGTGTGAGGATTGTTCTTGTAATAAATCAGAATCTCCTCGCAAGAACGAAGAGGTTGTTTGCGAGCGTTCAGGTGTCCAGTCGCCCTGCCCTTCACCCAAGTGTAATGATAATTAGGTTTGTGTTTTGAAATCAATTCGTATGTAAAAGGAATAGCACAATGAATTGCAATCACGCCATCCTCTTTGAGTATGCGAAACATTTGAGGAAATAAAAAATCCCAATTGAGTGGCGTATCCCATTCCTTTGCTGTAGTTGCAAAAGGTGGATTGAAATAAATCAAAGAAATAGAATTGTTTTCGATATCTTTGATTGCTTCGTGACAATCGGCGAGTATGTATGTCATATATATTAAGAAGATTTTTTTAACCGCTGTCCAGTCGCAGTAGATGTCTTCGCAGGTCTGCCAGGTTTTTGTTTCAATTTACTTTCTAAAATACTTTTTCCTTTTGGCATGGATTTTTTAGGCATCGCCTTTTTATTTAGCGGTTTTATTTCAGGATGTCCAGCAGATCCCTTGGCGATTCGCATGTGTGCAGTTCCAATAGCATTGATAAGTTGGTCCTTATTCATTTTATAATAACCGCGAATCGCATAATGCTCATTCATCTGTTTTATATGATTCCGTAATTCCTTAACCGTCATTTTTTGCAAGTCTGCTTCTTTGGGTAGCGCCATCTATATATATAATAAATATTTATAATTTAAAGAATGAGAGAAACAAAAAAATAAATAAAATAATCTAGGATATAAAAATTTTTTTCTTTAGGTATAATATAGGAAGAAAAAGGAAAATGCCGGATTATTCGAATTCATCAATTTACAAACTTTGTCACCGCAATCCATTTGTTAATGCTACCTATGTAGGCAGCACAACAAATATGGCAAAAAGAAAATACTCTCATAAACAATGTATTAATAAAGAACATACAAAAGATAGGTATCTATATTCGACTATAAAAAATACAGGCGGATGGGAAAACTGGGAAATGGTGGAGTTAGAAAAATACTCCGCCACCGATAAAAAAGATTTACATCGCAAAGAGCGAGAATGGAAAGAGAAACTCGGTGCTACTTTAAATATGCGGACACCTATTCTCTCTGAAGAGGAAAGTCTGGAACAGCATAGAGAAGCAGCGAGAAGATGGAAGAAGGAGAATCCTGAAAAGAATCGTGCAGCAGTTAAGAAATGGAAAAAGCAGAATCCTGAAGTATATAAAAGTTATCAGGCAATGATGATGGTCTGTCCGTGTGGCGCAGTGGTGACTCGTAATCATTTGTCACGGCATAGAAAGTCACGTGTGCATAAGGACTGGGTCGAACAAAACGAAGTTCCTGATTTAGAAATCTATAAAAACTGCTTTGTAGTTTGTGAATAAGAAATAATAAGTTGCGAAAATCGTGGAAAAAGTGGAAATAAGTATTTTTAACTGTCCAGCGGAAATAATAAGTGCCGTTTTTAGCAATAATCAATTGATTATTGCCTATTTATACTCCTTTTTCTTTATTTATTATTTCTAAAAACTGGAAATAATAAATTTTCATGGAAAAAATCTAAATCGCGCACAATTCACAAACGACTTTTATTAATTTTCTGGCATCTGTGGTGGCGCTTTCACAATTTCCATCATGATAGTATTGTCGCTCTCCAAATTAGGTGCGAGTTTTTTATCACCAGAGAGAATACGACACCTGAAACTTGAAAGCAGAACTGGGTCACCCTTGTGGATATATGGCACGCTGTCCGCACCGCTTCCGATCGTGTATGAGTTCTGCTCGTAGTATCGAGAGACAATTGCTCGAATATCATTGCTTTGATATGCAGCACCGGTAAATTCACTATTAAATTGCGCATTGATATCAATAAGGAAATATCCGAAAGTAAGGTGGTCGTCCTTACCTCCACTCTTTTCATCATTATAAATAGGAATAGTCATTCCTGTTATATTTGAAAAGAAACCAGTATTGCCGGCGGCAGGTGGATGCCACCACTCATCTGCATCCGCTCTATCTACGATTGCATCTAATCCAAAATATCCAGTTGTTGTTTTGACTCCTGATGTGAGATCGTCTGGCATGTGCAAAGTATTAATTACAAATGTGCCGATGTTGATAGGTTTGGGGTCTTCATTCGGATTTATTTTCGTTATCAAATCATCCGTAACAAATCCACATGCTTGATTTAAGAAGTCAAAATTTACGGGTGTGCCACCTGAAATGCTTAAGCGTCCGTTGCCGTCTTTTAGGATTTTAACATCATCACCTATATATTCTTGTTGCGTGAAACCGGTGAAAAATATTCCGCCATTACGTGACACGGCAAAAGGTTGTCCATTATTATTTTTTAGATTTTGAGAATTTAAAACGCCGGCACTTTCAACAAGTCCGCTTGAGTCTTTGCCACCATCATAGGGCATATGGATATAACTCCACATAAACTGTTTTGCTGATTCATCATAATCGAGGACCATTTGCGTAGCACCTACTAAAATTGCACCGTTTGCTCCTGCGGTAAGTGAGGCATTTGTATACTGTGTCGCATTACTTAAATCTTGAGCAAGGAATTTGGTCACACGATTAGTCCCTCTAAAATCCGGATAGTCTGGATTGTATGCAACCAAGAAATTGCTATTTACGTAAGATGTATTATTCGGACCATAAGTCGCGACTGTATTCAATTGGATTTGTCGATTGATAATTGAGCATAATTGTACAGGGTCATACGAACCAGAAGGAACAATGAATGAATTTAAATCTGGATCGCTTTTAATATGAGGGGTAACTCCTGCATCACCTGCTGCTGATGCTGGATTTTTTACATCGAATAAATCATATTCCCATTGCTCTTTAACACCATCAGGATTTGCTTTACTGGGGATGTTTCGAATTAATTGTAATTTTTGTCCATCGTTTGAGATGTTGATGCTTGTGGTTTCGCCACTTGCTCCATCATTTAAAATTGAACCGTCTATAATTCGCATCGGCACATCTTGACCTGGTATGTTGATCGATGGATCATAAACAACAGCATGCCAGAAATCATTATTACTGGGTATGTCTACTGAATCGCCCTGACCAGGTGCGTTTGTGTTAGGCGCATATTTATTCGGATCTGATAAATCAAAATTATATATTGAAGACGTTGTTGCTCCTGGTTTCATGTATTCAATTTTCATTGTTCCGTTATTTTTTGAACCTGTGCTCATAAACCCTGATGCGTCCCCTGAACACTGAACGGCACAACCAGGAAAATAAAATGCGCCAGGGTCACTATCTTGAATATCAACGAGAACATATGGTTTGCCATCTGTAAAACCTTGTGATGTATCATCTACATAATTTGTATTATTAATAATAGAATTTTCTTGAGCATCTGGTCGCACCATATTAATGTAGAATCCATTTGATATTTCTACTTTAACTGGGTTCTGAATTACAATGCGATCTTGACTTTGTGCTTGAGTATCGAGAAAGCACGACTTCATTGCAATCTGGTCACCCTCTTCAATAACGATTGGTTTTGCGAGAGTAGTTTCCCAGTCTCCTGGTGTGTCTAAAGATTCCGGAGCATCTCGCTGACGAAGTTCTAAAATGGTCGTTGACATAGTATATAATACCTTTATAAAAAAGTATTATAAAAGACTTAATTAAATAGCGATATTCACTGGACAGTTAATTGCATTATTATTTATGAATTTGTATTTACAATAGTGTAAGCGCCATCACTGCTGACCACCAATGCTTTTGCGACATGTCCCCATACAGAAACATTGATCGCCTGGTTCGTAGATGTTTGATTGTATGCAGGTGTGCGGCGAACCGTGACTTGCAAATCTTCACAGTAGTCCTCGATATCAAGCGCGGTGAAATCTGCCTTTCCAATAGTTGTTTGGAGTTCAGTGGCGATACCATTTTCAGGGAAGACCTGGGAAGTGTATACCTGGAAAGATGGCACATTCCAGTTTCCAAGCACGTCAGTGCATACAGCGAGACGACGGTTCTTACCAATCAATCCTTCACGTGGCACTTTGTTTGCGCCATTTACTCGAACATTAAAACTGGGTCGGAAGAGAGACTGTGATCCTACCTTACCAAATAAGAAATTATCATTTCCATTTTTGTATGATGCGGCATCAGTTGGCGAAGACTGAATTACAAGTGATTGCAAATACTTACCACTAAAACCACGCATGCGATGAGTGATTGCTACTTCATCGCCGATAGAAGCAGCACCGGTGGCATTTCCTGGATTTGTCAGAGCATCGAGTCTAAATTGATCGTGCTCCCACGAGAACCATCGCACGCCCTGATATTCAGTCATAGCAGCAACCTTCTGCTCACTGGAATCCATTTCCTCTGCAAGCAAAAGAGGTCGTGATGTACTCAAGTCGTTGAGCGATGAGTCCTTAACAAAGTCCTTTAATCCTGCCGCTGAACTAAATTGAACAACAACTCGGAAGTCCTTAAAAATATTCGTTGGGAGAATAGGGTTTGCTGCTAAAAAGGGGAATACGTCACGGAGTGAAATCCATGCCTTGAGTGGAGTTGGATCAACGGTATCATTTGGAGTAGGTTGGACTGTATTGGCATCCTGACCTTGTCCGTAGTTGGCATCACTGTTATTGAGTTTGCCGCCTACTAAATAACCAAGAGCATTTGAAGTAGTGTATCGACCAACGGAGATATTTCCGCTGTTACTGCTTTGGAGTTTTTGCCAAGCGCGAAGATACTGGGCGCGGTTGAGTGATTCAAGAGTAACACCACCATCCATAATAGATATTTGTTCGATTGGTCCTTCAGCGCCTAAAAGACCATTGTAGATGGACGTGCCGCCAGCAGATGCGATACCAACGTCAATAAGACGAAGGTCAGCAAAATATGCAGTGCCTGGCGAGAGACGGAATTCTGCTCGCGAGTTTTCTAAATAATAAACCGGATCGATAATGTGCGCTATTTTCGGGGTTGCTGCTTTTGTAAGTGCCATTTGTATATTATTAGATTTTCTTTTTTTATAAAAAATATTAAAAAAGAAAATTAAATTACAAAGTCAATAGACTATGGAAATAAAAGTAGACGACATACGGGTCAGTGCCATTTCGCGAAAGTTGCAAAGCGAAGTTCTGATTTCGCAAATCGATGTCACCTCCGAAGTCAAGACCGAGACCCCAAACATTGTTCGAAGCAATATTTGAAAGGGTGGCAGCGTTTTCCTTGGTGCGCGAGTCACGGAATGAATCCAAATATCTCTCAATCCATTCTGCTTGATTACGAAGTCGGTATGTAATCATTTGATTCGTGGAATCATTAAACAAGTATTCAACTCGGTTCAATCCGTCAATTTTATCTAAATCAAGAGTGTTGTCATTTCGTGCATTCAATTTATTATTTGAGATAACAGATACGGAAACGCCAGAGCATACAGCAGGCACACGTGTCTGGAGCGATGCTTCGGTAGTAGCGTAATTCTGTTTTACTGAAAGCACACGCCTGGCGAGGATCGGTTGATCAGCGCTCTGTCCAGCGTCGATTGATGACCGGAAAGTAACTCTCAAATTTTTAAGATTGTATGTTGTATTGGCATCGACATTCTTACCGAATAAAACAGCGCTAATTCTTGCAGTATTTATGGTAACACGAACATCACCACTTTTGCGATAAGGCAAAGCGCCAACGCCCTGATTCAAAACGCACATAGGTTTAATCGAGAAATCAGGATTGTTTCGCATAAAATCCGCAATCTTATCGCCATTAGTCGCATTTCCTGGATCTGTTGGCGGAGTTTCACCCATCAATTGTTCGCGTATCAATTCGAGTGATGGCGTTTTCATTTCACAAGCATGTTCTGCCATGAACATATCACCTTGCGAGTGCACTGCGGTTGTATGCATCTTCACATAACGAGGATAGTCCTGGACGTGGTCAACCTGTGCGCCATTAATATTGACCGAAAGCGATTCAATAACGGAATGAGCGCCGACAAATCGATCCATAAAGATTTCGGAGTCTTCAGTCGATGGATCGAGATTACCAAATTGATCTTGTCCTGCTCCTAATAAAACTTCGAGTTCGCCTTCAATACGAACGCTATCCATTTCAAGTGATCGACCTTCATAAGAGAGAATAAAATCAACGTTTGTAAATTCAGGATAACTTGGAAGAAGATTTTGTGGGTCAACGGAGTGATACATTACTGCTGGGTTCGCCATAATTATATTCTATATTCACATTTTAAATTTCAAAAAAAATTGTTTAAAAAATCTTATATTATTTTGCCTAAATATTTCTCTCATTAAATTCCCTTGTATATATAGAATGGCAAAGGAAGAAATTATGGATCTGGTTCAACTGATAGATAAAAATGCTCAATCATTTCCAGATTTTGATTATATGCAAGCAATGACAATATGTCAGCGAATATATCATCAACCGATGGTTGGAGAAATTAAATATATGTCATATGGACCTGCTTTCGACAATCTATCTCAAGAAAATGATAGATTAAAGAGTAATAATCAACGTCTCAAACGTTCACATAAAAATAAAAGAAAACAATGGCGCGAGACTGAAGACCAATTGCGAACCCAAATAAACGAGTTATTAAACGAAGTCGAATATTTAGAACAATTTAAAAATCGCGATAATAAAAAAATAATTTTAAATGACTATATAAAAAAATAATATTTAGATATAATAAATGAGTCAAAAGGAGCAAATTAAAGAAATAATTATGGATGCGCGCGGAACAAAGGCAAACAGTGCCAATCTATATGCTATGAATATTTTGCGAGTTGCCAAACTTATTGGCGCTGACCCTCTCTCGAAAACATTTCCAAAGAGAGAAATGCAAAAAATAGAAAAGGTATTAGATGATGCCAAACCTATTGCGCGTAAGAATATGTTACAAGCATTAGTGGTTTATATGCGTAGTCGCAAGGATGACGAAGATGATATTAACAAATTCGCAGAGAAAATGAAAATAATAAATAAACAAATCGAGGATGAAAACAATCAACAAAAGAAAACATCCAAGCAACAAAAAAATTGGGCATCGTTGAAAGAGTTGCGTGGGGTCTTACGTAATTATGAAAAGGAATTACGTGCCGAGAAAGTATTTGAAGCGGTCGGCACACTTCCAAAAAAACTCATGGATAAATTAAAATTATATGTGACTGGTATGCTGTATTTATCTGGCGATGACAATCCGCCACGTCGCCTTGAATATGGCAATATGCGTGTCATCAAAAAACCTGCTTATGAAAAATTGTCATCAAAAGAAAAAGAAGATGGCAATTATTTAGTTGTGCAAGGACGCAATAAAAAGATGTTTCATTTAGGTAATTATAAAACATCCAACACTTATGGTAGTTTGCAAATTCCAGTTGGTAAGGCATTGAATAAAGTTCTCAATGTATGGTTGCGATTTCATGATGGTGATTATCTTCTCTCTAATGGAAATGATAAACCCTTAACTGGTTCGCAAATGACTAAATTATTATATCAGGTATTTCAACCAATCAATAAACAGATAAGTGCAAACATGCTCAGACATATATATTTGAGCGAGAAATTCCCTGCGCAAAATCAGGAGAAAGCAGAAACCGCCTTGCTCATGGGGCATTCGGTGGAAACCGCGCAAGATTATTCTAAACTATAATATATGACATCAACATTGGCAGATGAGTGTTATACTTATTTATGGCATCGCAGTGCCGAAAATCTTGGTTTATTAAAATATGCACGATGGAAAGCACTTTTAAAATATTACAAACCAAATTTAGATGATGAGCAAATACGTCGTGTTTTTCGCAAACTGGTTGACGATGGTTATTTAATTGCACATCGTCGAGGCAAGCGAACTCATTATGATTATATATTTAGTCAAAAACCGCTTTATAATATATTGGATAAAGAGGACTATATAAAAGAACAAACACGTGTAGATCCAAATGTTGTTTTTGAATAAATTATAATGATATTCTAACAACATACGGTATTCGGTCTTTATCAACCTCATTATTTGTTTTGTGTTTTCCATCCCAATTTTCACTTGGGTTTTTTTTAGTTAAATCTAAAAACCCACATCTATGCAATCTCATATCTTCAATAATTCTTGATTTAGTATAATTTTTATAATACTTTCTTTTATTCATGTCAATATTGCAAATTCTAATAAGTTCGCATTTATTTTTATTTGTTTTTATTATTTTGTATGTGAATCTATGTCCTTCAATATTTAAAGCATATACATCCATATCTAAATCAGGGTCTTCGTGATAAAAATATTTTAATCTGTCACCCCTTTGTTTAAACGTGTCGAGTGTATCGTCATCAATAAAACCAAATTGTTTTTCCATTTCATTTTTAATTCTTTTCAAAAATCTTTTTGCATATTTTTTATGCACTGGTGCGAATATTGGGTTTGAATTTATTTGTTCGAGACTGAGATAGGTCATGTTTGTTGTATACTATATCATATGGGTATGTCTTTAAGTCCTTTTACTATAAATATATATTTGTAGTAAAACACAAAATTATGTGACGATAATGCTGTTGACTTTGACTCGTTCGTACATTGGTATAGGTGGTTCGCATTTCTCCACAATATAATTTTTCGAATATATACTCGCCTCGGGTTCGCGAATTAATTTAAATACCGTTGGTCGCGAGCAACCGATAAATGCTGCGACTTCGTGACCGCTGCGAAAATATCTTGTGATGAGTTTCGGTTCGACATCGTCGCCGAGATCCTGCTTGCAGTGCACTTGGAAATAATAGTAGTTGTAAACTCCTTTTGGCATTTTCCTCTGTAGTATATTGTTAGATAATATTTTTTATTTAAATCAATTTCCTAAATTATATTTTATTCATAGATATTATTTAGGGAAAAACTATTTAAAAAGATTTTTTCTAAATATAGTATATAAAATGGATTGGTCATTTCCAAAGTTTGTCGAGCGGTATGATGATACCTATTTAAAAACTCTTTCCAATATTGGTCACGCAGATGTTGAACATATTATGCGTTCGAGAGGCAAATGCATCGATGGGGAACTTACGAGCATTCGTGAGCAAACGCAACGAGTTCGTGATATTTGTAACAGCGCATTACGTAACAAAAATACTCGCGAAGTATATTATAAATATTCGAAGAAAAATCCAAAGGATGGTCGCATGTATTCATGTGGTCCGTCATTGCAAAATATTATGGGGTGTTTCCGTGGTCTGCTTTCTGGGACTACTGCAATTGATTTTGATGCAGTGAATTGTCATCCTGTATTACTGCTTGCCATCTGCAAAGAGCAAGATGTATATTATAATCACTTACTTCGCTATGTTTCAAAGAGAGAAGAAATTATAAATGAATTTTGTGAAGTTGATGACTTGACACGCCAAGAAGCGAAAAATTTATTTTTAACATCCATAAATAAAGAAAAATATACAAAAAAGAAAAACAAAAAAGAGAATATTAAATATACCTTTTTTTTAGATTTTGACAAAGAAATCAAAACGATCCAAACTGAATTAGCGCATTGGAAGTTTGTGGAAGAATATAAAATGATTAAAAGACGTGAGGAAAACAATCATAAAGGTAAATTCATGTCGCGTATTTTAAATCTTGAAGAAAACAAAATGCTTCAAACGGC